AGACATAATGTTTGCATCAACAAACAACCGTCTCCACTGCTTCTCAACTGTGTTTCCCATGTCTCGATAGAAGAGAGAAGTCGCGGTAGCTGTAATGGCTGTTCCATTGTCTGATGCGAGACTTGCTCCGAAGTTGAATATTGCACCAGAGTAAGACCCATAGATAGTTGTGTAATCACTTAAATTACCCTTTGCTGTTGCAAACACAGAAGGAACAAATCCGTTGAAAGTAGTCCATGCATCAGAGATGTAATCATAAACTAGAGTAAGGTTGTTAAGTGTTGAACCATCAACTGGAATTCCAAACCAAACCTCATTTCTTCTTTTAAAATGAACACCAACCGCATTATCAATTGCAGCAGACAAGTTCATTCTTGAGAAAACAGGTTCTATCTTATCTGAAGCAACAGAAATATTTGCCCCATCCCATCTGATAATTCCCTTCCTATCCAAGAACAAACACTGCTGATTGTAAACAACAGCAGCTTTACTTGATAAACACCCATACTGATCAGATATTTGTTTTATAGAAATATCTGTAGATGAGTTTCCAAATAGAGAATGGAAAGATCTTTGTTTGAATATCATCAGATTATCTGCATATGGCTTAAGACCGGAAATCCTATCCCCATCATTTGTTCTTACATCACTGAAGAATGTTGGATCTACGAATTCTGGCTCACCTACCTCAGTCCAAATTAATCTTGATTGATAATTAACTGTAGTAGTAAGTCCAAACTCTTGTGCGTTTTGATATGAAGTAAAACCACCCATGAATATTTGGTTATTATAAATCTCCAAAAACCTGGGAGAAAGCGTCATAAAAACCGGATACTCAGCAGGAACAGAACCAGGAATAAATTCTAAGGCTGAATTTCTTGGAGGGAAAAAAGAAATATCCAGAGTAGGAGAAAAAGTAGAACCAACAGGATATCCGTTTACTTCTATGTATTTTCTACTCGCTATTAATGGAATATCATTCCTTAAAAATAGCTGAGACCCATTAGGATTAGTAAGATACAAACTTACTGCTGTAAATCCGTAATCCCAAGGTATCAAACTAGTAGAAAATGAAATTGTTATCCCAACATAGGTTGACAACCCAGTTAGGCTATATCCAACAAAAGACGGAGTACCAAATGCGTCATAACCAGATTGTATGAGTACCGGCGCACTTCTAAATCCATACACATCTAAGAAACCAACTCCAATATTGAACAATCCAGTTAAACCAACAAAACCAGTACCAGTTGTTATTCCAATAGTTGATCCTATTGCTGAAGAGCCAGGAGGAAGAGAATACAAATGTGAGAACTGATATGTAAGAGTCGAAGAAGCAGACGCACAAGTAGATCCAAAATATTGCTGATTTGGCTTAAACATCAGCATAGACATTGTAACGCTGTTTGTTCCGTTGCAAAAAAACAAAGTGTCTACAAATGTTTTAAAATCAAATAAATTATTATCAAAGTTTGTATTAGAGGGTGTTCCACCAACAAAAATGAACTCAGAAATTCCAACTGGAGCCATGAATGTTGCTGAATAATTGGCACCATTTTTTCCAAAGAATAGTGGATAACCACTTGTTCCCTGGCTAAGAATTGTTTTTTGTGAGTTCATGAATACAATTTCAGAAGCACCACTCAGTTGCTCGTATTCATAAGCCCCTAAAATCCTACCACTCAAGGTTATTGAACAGAATTGCGTAGATCCCCACCGAGTAGACCAAGCTCCTGGGCGAGAGAAGTCAAAGTTCTTTAGATCCAGGCACTCATGAAGTCCTGTGATGTAATCAGAAACTTTTGTGTTTATCCCGCCGAATCCCTGAAAACTTTCGGCTTTCTGTTTCTCATATGGCATTAGAATAAAGCTCCATAGCCTTGATCACCAGTGGAAACCACGCTTCTAGAAGCATCCTGCAATCGGTCCTCTGCTTCTCTCTTCAACATCTCATTGTAGACCGTCAACTTAGCTGCAATCTGTACAGGATCCCTGTTGTCCTTGATGAAGCAATCCATAGCTGACAATAGAGCCACCATCTCAGTGTACTCATCTGGAATATCAAGAATATCTGTATCCAAAACCAAAGGTAGAACCTTGTAGGAGTAAGTCAGTCTTAGGTAAAGAGCCGTGTCAGGAGAAGGGATCAGAATGATGCGATTTGACTTCAGATAATATCCCTGTGGAAACCCTAAAGTGAAGGGGATCCTGTCCTGTTGATTGATCGTAATCGGTAGAACAGGACTAGTAGACTCTGAAGTAGTTGCATACCCACTTGTGATTACTTCTAGACGGTGCAAATGAAGGAAATCACTAGGGAGTACATATTCCTTCTGACCAATAATCATCTGAGTATCAGACACGGTTACATAGTAATTCTGTCCAGCCTGAATCAGCTGTTTCTGAACTTCTAGTTGAGCGTCATTTACGAATCTGTTCAGTTGAGGGTCAGTAAAATAACCCTTGAGAAGGTCGTCAACCCAATAGGTAATCTTGTTCTTAATGTCGCTCAGCTGAGTAGTAGCCATAATCCAAAAATCTCCTCATTTTGGGCATTATGCCTATCGGTACGGATTGTCTTGTGGGATCCAGATTGTCGTTATCGAAGCCGTGAGTCCAGTCCACAATGACGTTACTTGCCATACAAGACCGTCTGTCAGTAGTCCAAATCGGTCAACTGCGTTTCCTCCACCCTCGTATCCAAACGTTTCTAGAGCCTTACCATTCACTCTGAGTTGGGTATTGAAGAGCATTATTTATCCTTCTCGAAGGATTCTAGCCATTCTTTTGCGATAGATTCCCATGAGAACTGATTTGGATCGACGTTAATTCGTTCCCATTTCTTCTCACGAATAGCTGAAATCACCTCGTTCGCATATTTTCCCACTTGTTCAGGAGTTGTGCAATCGTGATCAACTAGAGTGCACATTCCTTTGTCAGAAGCATCAGCGAGGGTATCCTTCAATGCTCCATACTTCCTGACTACCGGATAAACCCCTTCACAGAGAGACTCGATAGCTCCAATGCAATAAGTCTCACAGAAGTCAGTAGGATAGAGCCAAACCATAGCCTGAGCGCACTCGATGGAAAGCTGCTTTTGTTCCACGTTACCTCGGAAGTTGATCCACGGCCTGGAGGCGATCATCTTCTTCAATTCATCAGCTTGCTTACCTGCGTTATTTTTATACATGTTGTCAAAACCGTAATAGATATTGAACCCAAGCTCTGGCATTTCCTTACGGACTTCATCCATAACCTTGATCGCTCTGTCCAAACCCCTATCAGGAGAAGATCTCCACACTACGATAGGCTTCTTATCCTTCACCAGACCTTCAAAACGGCCAGGAGATATGCCGTTCCTAGTGAGTTGGATCTTATCTAGGGGTATGCCCTGAATCGTGTGTAGGAACGATCTGTGGAAGTCTGATAGGGCAAGAGATTTCTTGTAGTGAGCGTTCTCTCCACCAAACGTGATGAGATCATGGTTCCAGATATAGGTGGGAGCATTGGTGATCTTGACGTTATGTCTCCAAGCGACATGGAAGTAAGGCTCTAGCTCTCCAAAGTACTTGGGAGCTTCGTTGATAGGAAGATAATGAACCCCATCAAAGCTCTTAGGTACGGTACGGTTATTGAATACGATCACCTTTCGACCAGACAGCTTATTTAACCAATAGGCCATTTCAACAGCTGCTGTCTCACTTCCCCCAATTCCCTTGTTCTTGTAAATCTCCCAATCCCACTCATATGGTCCACCAGGAACTCCAGAGATCACAATATCGTCAACTTTTTGTCTGGGTGTATTTGAACCGGGTCTAATCTGAATGATGTTTGCAACTTCCTTCTTCATCACTTCAGAGTCGTTGTTTGGGTAAAGTTCAATGCACTCATTTAGCTCTCTCATAGAAGCCTCAAAGTTTCCCAAGTTAGCAAGTACCCTTGCAATTTGGTTTCTAGGATAAACAGTATAAGCCTCTCTTGTAGAGAACACAGGAAGAGAAATTCTACTCTGAACCTGATCTTTAAACTCACAAGCCTTAGCAGCTTCAAAGAACGGCCTAGCCTCAGCAATCTTTCCTTGCTTCAAAAAACAATCCCCAAGGGAAACCCAAAACTCAGCCCTCTGAGGAAATAGCTGCAAACCATTCAGAGCAACGCTCATTGCCTTCTCGATTTGGTTCACTTGAATATAGGAATATATAAGATACTGAGTCCCAAGGAGACGGTCATGTGTCTCGAGAGCCGTTTCACAGATTGCCTCTCCTAGCCAACGAACAGCAGATACCGGATCCCCATTCTCATAGAACTCTTTCCCATAATAGAACTTCATCCGGTTATCCAGCTTGTCCTTATGGAAGTCGAAAAGCTTTAAGTTTCTCCCCTTATCCTTTGCTAGATCTTCTTGAGTCCTTCTGTGCTTAACAGCCCAGGTCTGAACAAATCCTAACTTAGGAGATGTACCCTCGTGAGGAATAAGACCCTCATGAACGAAGTACTTGAAGGAAAAGTTTCCGTTATTCTTAAAAACCCTCTCTCGAGTGAAGGAACAAACAGGAACACCCTCTGCATTGGAAGCATAGTGATAGGTAGCTAACCAATAATCCACCGTCTCCATTACTGAAT